GGAACGATCTGAATCGGCATGGTCGTGTTATCAAGCGTCGTTGTAACGCCGTACCCGATGTCCTCGATCCAAGTGCCTTCGCCAAACGTCGCTCCGTCTTTAGTCTGAAACTTAACGTAGTAGTCGTCTTGAACGAGTTCCACGTCGCCTTTGACTTTGACACGCGAGTCGTTGAAACACTTGATCGGCAGATCGGTGATTGCTGTAACTGCCTTATACACAAGACCTAAGCCCGTGTTTGAAAGCGAGTCGTCGACGGTGATGTCTAAGTCGCTCGACATGACGATCTTAACAACTGACCCGTTAGCGGTAGCGGATGAAACGCCAGCTAAACCCGCTATAGCCGTCGCTAAAGCCGATGCAATAGTCGTAGACTTATGATCGGCAGGGCCAGCCGTGGTTGCGGTAGCACCGTTGATAGTGACGTTGTAGTCCGTCCCGCTGTTGCCCTGCTTAACAAATACGATAGCTTCGTTTGGAAGCGCGGTTGAAGTCGTACCTGCCATAGCGACGGTCTTACCTGTGTCTACTACGAAAGTGTAATCAGCGATAGTCAACGCTCTAAGATCGCTTAACGGGTCTGTAGCGCCGTTTAAGTAGGTCTGTGCGTCTGCGCTTACAGTCGTCGTTATGGACGCGCCGTCAGCGGTGTTAAAGATGTTTAACGAAGTCGTACCACCAGAATGATTAAACACCATGACGTGCTTGTTAGAAGCGTCACGATCGACAAAATGCGTTAAAGCGTCGTTTTCAAGCGTGACTCCTAACGCGGCTATATGCTCGGTGTGTGGGCGTTTGGTAAGCCCGTCCACAACGGAGCTAAAAGCGTTTACTTGTTCTTCCGCCTGACCGGGGAACCTCAGATTGTCGGGCTGTTGCGAAACGCCCTGAACGAGGTTTGGTACGGATGTAGTGATTAAAGGCATTAGCGATCAATGACGCGTTTAACGTCGTAGTTATCAAAGATCGTTCTATCCGCGTTCTCGCTGTCGCTGTCGACCGCTGTAGCCTTCGCATTAATCTCGTCACGAAGGGTAAAGCTTTCGATCTCCTGCGAGCCGAGAAATCGATTAGCGAACTTACGTGCCGCTCTGATCGTTATGTAACTTCGGAACTGTTGTGGTAGTTCTTCGAAGGTTAATTCAAAAGTTATAGTGACGTCTAAGTCTTGAGTGAAGACGTCGGTGTGGTTCTTCCTGTCGTACAAAGTAGACCCGCGTTGAACGATGTCTATGTCGGTGTACTTGTCGATCGGTGTGTCGATCTTCAGGACGTTGTTTGGCAGTGTGAATTTGTTTGAGGCGTTTCTTACCAACGGATATTCGTACTCGGTGTTGTAGTGCCAACCTTCGGATTGTACCTCGCGATTGACTTCATCAAGTACGTTAAGGGCCGTCACGACGGATACGGGAACACTGCTTCCGCTAATGGTGTTAACAGGCGATTCGCCTACTACACCGATCATCGTGTTTACTGCTTCTAGCTTCGTGGTAAGTGCCATAGTTTATTTAGGTTATATAGTTGGAGGTGAGCGGAGACGAGGCAAAACGAATGAAAACCTCGCCTCCGCAACACAACCAAACAAAAGGACTACTTCTGTAACTCGATAGCGCACTCAGGACGCAAAGGTGCGTGTCCCATAGCGTACTTAGCTACAAAGAGAGTTCCTTGACGCTCCATCTGATACTCGGATTCAGTCGCGAGATCGAGAAGCTTCACGGTTCCAACAGCCGAAGGGTGAGATACGATACCGACGGTCTTCGAGAAGTCGCCGTTGTATCCTGCTCCGCTACCTCCGAACACGTCGTTAGATGCAGCTCCGTCTCCGGTAGATACAGCCGACAAGTCGGTGGAAGGAATGTGAGTGGACTTGAGGATGTTGATACCAGCCACTTGAGGAACGGTTCCAGAGGCGAGTGAACCTGCGCCTCCAACGTCTTTATTGACGGCGGAAGAAGCGATGGTCAAAGCTCCGCTACCGCCAGTGATGAGCTTATAGTACTCAGCAGGACGGAGAACGCAGAAGCGATCGGATTCAGGAACGTCGTTCTCATCAAGACCACGAGCGGCGGTGAACAATCCGGCTACAAGCTCGGCACCTGTAGGATCGGTGTTGTCTCCGTCATCTCCGGCGTCAGCATTGTCGGTAAGGACGTTACCTGACAAGTCAACGATTTGACCTGCTTTTCCACCAGTTACATTAGCGGCGGAACGAGCGGCGGCGATGAACACCTTAGCGATGGCGGTATCGAAACGGATAGCAAGAGCTTTACCCAACTCGGAAGCGTAGACGCTACGAATGTCGTAATGGTTCTTGAGATCGTCGATAGAACTGAGAAACGAAGAAGCGAGAAGCACGTCGTCGATAGTGATGACAACTTCATTCTTCTTGATGTCGCTCAGATAGCTGTTACCGCTGTCTGCGATGTTCTGACCGGGAGTGTAGTAGTTAGCGGAAGCTACACCTGTGACAGGGAACTGCGCGCTTTTACCGTTCTCGATGGTACGGATAGTGTGAAGAGGTTTGAATACGTTATTCTCTTCGAACGTTGTTAAGATTTCGCCAGCAAATTTCTTCAGAAAGAGAGCGTCAACGTCTCCGGCTGAGTTAATCTGACCGACGCGTGAGGGAGAGGTGTCTCCATTAGCCATAATTAATGTTCCTTATTTTAGGATTATTGTTGATGTTAGGTATTAGTCGTCGCTTTGTCGGTCAGTTGTCCCGCGCACGGGGCTGTCGTTGGCTTCGTCTAAAAGTGTTTATCGGCGACCTCCGGGTGTGAAGTAAAAGCCCACGATCATCGGGAGGACAACGGTCGCTTGAAAGAGTGCGATATGTCCTGTTGTAACGACCATAGGGGCTTGTGCCGCTTGAAAAGAGAGGAGTCCGAATAGGAACTCGTTGCGTCCTTCGCCTGTAATGTTTGAGAGGGTAACGAGGGGAACGCTTGGGTAGATGGCGGTGATACAGGTGATGAAGGATAACGTTCCCATTCCGATGAGTGCGAGCATCCGCCTAGTAGCGCGAGTAAAAGCGCCGCCTTCACCGCTGTTAAGACTCTGTTGGAATTGGATTGCATATTCATTGTTACGCGTCTCCCGCGCCATCTCGATTTCGAACTTCTGTTGACGTGAATCCGACAGCATACCGAATACGCCTTTTAAAACGCTTCCCATTGCGGCACTTCCACCGCCTGTCAGAAACAACGTCAACAGTTCGAACATAGTTAAATATTAGATACCATTAGTCGGCGGTCGACTTCGTCGTGATACGCCTTGTCACCGCTCTTGTATCGAGGGTCTTTCATCGCCCGACTGACTTCTTGCATCGATTGGAAGGGCATCGTTGATGTGCCCGTCGTCTTGCCCGTCACCAGCTTCGGTTGAGAACCGCCGTTCTCCGCTTGGTAACGCGCATACAAACCGCTTACAGCGAGCTTTGCTTGATCGACTGTGCCGTTGTTAACGACCTCGTTAAACGCGTTCATCTCGTTGTCATTCAACGACTTACCTGCCCATTCGGACATGGCGTCGTAGTCGCCGTTAGCGGCGGACTGTATCTGCGTAGACTCCATCTCTTGAAGAGCGGCTTGTCCACGGGCATAACCATCGACTAACTCGCGGCTAAGACCTGCGTTTGCTAACGCTTCATACGTCTCTTCCTTGAGCTTGCCTTCGTTCTCGAAGAACTCGACGGATGCGTCTTCTATTAAAGTTTGAGCGGCGGCTGTAGGTTCGTCTACTTCTTCCGCCTTTGGTTGTTCTTCTGTTTGTTCTTCGTTAGCCCCTGCTCCCATTTTTGATTCAAGTTCGCCGTAGGCTTTTGCCATTGCTTCCGCTGAATCAAACTTCTCTGGTAACCATTCTGGGCGTTCTTGCTGTGCTTGAGGTTCTTCAACCTCCGTTGCTTGCTGTTGATCGGGTTCAATCTCGTTAGGAGCTGGTTCGTTTATTTCTACTTTTTGGTAATCTGCCATATCGTTTATTGTTCACTTGGTTGTTGTTGTTGGTTGTTAGCCATCGCGTTTATCGCGGGGCCGACGGCGGGTGCGCCTAGCTTCATCATCATCTCTTGCTGTTGTGCCTGTTGCATCGCCGCTTGTATTTCTTCGTCGGACTTAATCAATCCATCGGTCTCGATTCCCAACGCGGTTGCACGTCGTTTGAAGTAGTCTCCTACATTGACGTATTGAGCGACCGCTTCAGGCCCGACCACTTGGTTCGCTCCGGCGAGGAACATATCCAAACGGTTGAGATCGTTACCACGGCCAAGCGCTTCAACGCCTGTTACGATCGTAGGTTTGACGATGTCTTTCGGAAGTTTAGGTAGGCGATCCGACTTGCACAGGCGATCCATAAGACGCGACACAAGCGGGAGTTGGAACTCCTGACTAAGAATAGAATACAGTCCGCCTAGAGCGGCTTCGAGTTCCTGTGATAACATGCGGATTTCTTCCGCGGTGACTCGCTCGGCGTCTCGGACGACGGAACTGTTTAAAAGGAATGCGTGGCTTAAACGATCTTGAATCTGCGCCATGACCGTCTGAGCGACGCGAAAGTCGTTGAACTTATTAAGCTGTAAGACAGACACGTCTCCGTCGGAGCCTTGAACGATAGCGCCGTTTGGAGCGTCGGCTATAGTCTTTGCTCTGGTCGTGCCGTTTGGATTGATCATGAAGAGGACTTTAGCGGCGGCGGCACTGCCTTCAACGATCGCCTTTGTCAGCGACTCAAGCGATTTAAGATCGCCGATGTACTCTTCTACAAATCCTCTGCCGTAGTCCTCACCGTCAATACGTGTATAGCGTAAAGGTAACCAAGGCGACTTGTCGACGGAATACGATCCTTTCGACTCTTCGATGACGATACCTTTGACGTCCTGTTGTACAACGAACTTGTTTCCTTCGCGTACTATGGACGTATACAGATCGCAGTTATTCTCTTTCGACTCCTTATACACTTCCTGTCGAACTTCTTCGGGAAGCATGAACGGAGCAACGGTCTCCTTGACGGCGATATGTGTGACGTTCCCCATCGCATCACGCTTAACTACGTAACGGTCAGGACGGAACACGCGCATACCGCCGTCGTCGGGGAGATAGAGTAGCGTATTTCCCGTGATTAAAAGATTCTTTAAGGCTTCGAAAACGCCGACTCTAAATGCCTCTACTTCAACCTCTTGTGAAACTGCGCGTTCAACTTCGCTTAAAGCTTTCTCTAGGTCGGTACGAAGCTGTTCGCCTTGTTCCTCGCCCATCTCGGCTTTGGCTTTCTCAAGCTCGTAGCGATCGATAGCGAGGCGGAAGAAGGGAGCGTTCGGTGGAAGCAACGCCATCAAGAGTTTGGAAGCGAGGTTGTTGACGCCTCTAGCTCCGATGCCTTGGTACGGCGTGTAGTACTTCGTGTGTGATCCGTGTCCTTCCGGTGGTAGAACGTATGGTATGGTCAGTTCTGACGACGTTCTGGCACGGTCAAGAAACGTCCACCGTTGGTTTTCCAACTGCGTGTAAAGACTTTGAGCCGTTTCGTATTGCATAATTATTCAGTGTCTGAAGACGTCCAATCTTCATGGCTAAGTACGTCGAGTATCTCAGCGTATGTAAGAGCGATGTCGTCTTCGTCAAGAAAGTCAGGTCGTGTGGATTCGTATTTAATAAACGTTTGAGAGGCGTCGAGGCTGTAGCGAAGCGTTTCAGCGGACGTCTCTAGCACTTGATTAAAGTCGATTGAAGGGACGCGGTCAGCGTCGATTACTACGTAATTCCTCATGTTATGTCCGTGTAAGAGGTTCCGTAGACCGAACTTAGATAGTTGCCTACCGCATTTAAGTTGGCGTTTGAGAGCGGTTCATCAAAGACGAGAACTTCGTAAAGCCATCCTTTCAAATGGTGACTTGGGGTTTTGGTTGTTGACCCCAACCTCATGTTTTTAGTGTCGTCGAAAATCGCCGCAGTTGCGCTAGCAGTTTGGCCCGAAGTAAACACATCGCTTCCGCCATCCTTAAATATTTTGTAAGTGTTGGCGGTTTTATTCGAAACAACTGTGGCTAATTGTACGCCTGTACTAGAAAAATATCCTGATGTTCCTGTACCCGCTAAACGCGCGTTTCTAAAGACATCTACATAACTAGCACTACTGCCGATATAAAGTCTTCCGCTGTTAGAGCCGCCAATCCCTACAGGCTCATAAGCTGAATCTGAATTAGGTTCGAACAGGAAAATGGCGGTGCCGTCGAAGTCGCTGAAGTCGCCTAGCATACCAAGCATGAACACATCCATGTAGTCATCGGTGCCGTCGAAGTAGATGCCATTCAATGATGTGTTGATTTGATTGGTGTTAAGGACAGGTGCATTACCTGCGATTGCGTGGTAACCCCTAGCTTTGTCCGTCCACCGATACACTTGCTCTGTATCCGCTGGCGTTGCCCCGTCCGACTTAAATAAATTCGATTGAGCGGAAAGATGAATGACGGGAGTAACTGTCGTTGAATAACTGCCATTCAAGGCATAACTACCTGTGACATTATTGTACTGATGTACCCGATATTTTGCGTCTATGTAGTTATGGACTGCGTTAAAATCGTCGTCTGAAAGGGCGGTATTAAACACTAGTACCTCAGAAATAAAGCCATCCAGTTTGTAAGAGGAATCACCGCATCCGATTTTCATCGCTCCGCCTGTAGTTTGAAAATGCGCTGAAGCGTAAGAAGTGTGATCAAACTGCACTCGATTGTTATAATAAATCTTATAAGTTTCAGCTGAGTTATCTATCCGCAACCCAAAAGTAGCCGCACTGCGAGCCGCTGGGTACTTTTCGTTAAACGCACCGTTATTTATTCTAGCGTTTAAAAAAGAAGAACTATAAAGATTACCGTTGCTGTAAGTTCGATCATCTCCGCTGTATGACCCGGTATCGGTTAGTGCGTAAGAGGTGTCGTTCGTTGGTTGATAGACGATAATCATCGTCGCGTCTTTGGAACTAAAATCTACAGATGTAAAAAAGTCAGCGTCAGACATTACATCGTTAGAACCGTCAAACTCGACGGCAGGTTTTCCGTTTAGCCAGCTTGCTTTGAAGGTCGGTTGATTAGTAGCTTCCGTGAAGTTGTTTCCATTACCGCTTCGATCACCCCAAGTAGATACTGATACTCCGTCGGAGGGATTGTTTGCGGAGTCACTACCGTCAAGTATTGAAGCATCGAGATGCAATGAAGGGACAACACTTAGACCAAAAGTCGAATCAAGCGAGTATGCGAAACTGCTTCCGCCGCCCCCTCCACCGCCGCTTGCATCGAACCCATAAAGAGTTCCAAACGCCGGACGCTTTGCACCCGATGGTAACGCGGTTATACCGCTAGGCGCGGACGTCGCCGAAGGAAAGCCGATAGACATTATAGAGAGTCAGTTGTACCCGTGATGAATACGGAGTAAGTGCCGTCAGTTCTAGCGGATACATTACCGCGTAGCTTTTCGTAGTGTCCGTGGTCATCGCGTATCACGACGTTTCCGTCGGCGGTTACTGCTTCGCTGTGAATGACCCGCCAACCGCCGCCGATATACGCTTCAACATCCACAGTCGCACCCGTCGTTACTGACGATGATGCAATGGCGAATGTCCAGCCTTTCGAACGTTCAACGCTGAAGGATGAGCCCGCTCCTGTGGCGCTAACGCCGTCGAGGAGAGTGATCTTCTGGAGTGATTTTAACATTATTATTCTTTCTTTATTAGTTACTTAGGTAAATTGACACCGCTTCCCGAATAAGAACCGCCCATCGATGGACGCGTTAACTGTGCAGTTCCTCGACGCTTCCGTGAAGAAGACGATCCACCGCGTTTACTTGCGGGTTTCACAACCGCCGCTGTCGCCGTTGGAGGAGGCGGTGGAGGCGGGGGTGGAGGAGGTGGTGGTGGTGTTGATCCGCCGAAGCACATGATTAGTCTTTCGTTGAAATGAGTGTTGTATGTTGTTCGTCGTAAACGTCTTCGAGAAACTCTACGACTTTTCGTTGTCCGACTTTGATCCAGATTTCGCGCTCCGTGTCCGTCAATTCGGGACAGCGAGAGGGGAAGCGCTCGTTTAAAGCGTCAAGTAAATCCTTGCTCAAATCGGGTAATTTTCTTTCAATAGGGTAATCCACTTATAGTCCCCCTAACGGATCAAACGGTTTAGGTCGAGCTAAATCTTCGTCTAATTTTCCCGTAACTTGTTGAATAATATGACTATATTTCGCCTTCTGTTCGTTGGAGAAATCGTCGGGCATCCATAGGTATTTGAGTTGTTGGTTCACAGGATCGAACTCTTTGTGCTGTATCAGATACGCCATCCACGCATTCGTAAGTGCCTCTTCTTCAGTGAGTTGTGCGTCGCTATAAGCTTTGAGAACGGTGTCCCAATTCGTTCCGTTCTTATCGAGTAACCGCATCGCTTTAACGACGCCCACACCGGGTATGCCTTTGTATCCATCGACGGGATCGCCAGCCATCGTCTGCATGAGGTGATATTTATTCGCGTCTTCAACCGATACATCGTGTATCTCATCGCGGTTAAAGTCGTAGAACGTACACGGTACTGACTTGAAGTCTTTGTCGATGGACACGATGATCCGTTCTTCATCGGGCGTTAAGTCCGTCGCCATGATCGCTATGGTGTCGTCCGCTTCGAGGTTCGGATAGATCACGGTTCCGTATTCTTCCGCCATCCAATCACGCATCGGACTAAGACCTATAGGTGCGAACTTCGATCGACGGTTGGCTTTGTATAGCGGGTTAAGCTTACGACGGAAGTTGTTCTTGTCTGATATAGCGATGACAAAAGCGTCGGCTCCCGTCTTCTCTTTGAACATCTCTAGTCGTTCGATGACCCAGTTTTTAGCGAGAGCTAGATCGGAATGTGTCGTCCATAACTCGCCCTCCCATTGTATGTTTGCTTGGGCGATGAACGCCGATTGATAGGCGAGGACGTCGCCGTCTATGAGTAATGTTTTCTTCATTCGTTTTCCTTGTGTTGTTGAATTGCTTTATGTTTGATTAGGTAGTTGTATGCGGCGAGAACGAGTTCGGGGTCGTCCTTTAACTTGCCGATTCCTGAGTTACATTTAAGGCAGAGTAAACCACGCACGTGTCCTGTATCGTGACAGTGGTCGACGGCTAATCTTCTTTTGGTATTGGCGGGAGGTTCGTTACAGATCGCGCATTTATAGTCTTGATCGAACGCCATGTTCTCGTAGTCTTCAGGCGTCATCTTGTAACGATCGCGTAAGTTGTTCTTATGGTAGTCGCGCTTCCTCTTACTCAGGCACGATTTACAATGCGATTGAAGACCTGTTTTAGCTTTCTTGCATATCCAAAAGTCAGAACGGGGGAGAGTCTTCTCGCACTTCGCGCAGTACTTCATACGGCATTAGTGAGTTTCCGCCCAGTTGTCTCCGACTTTGTACTCGCCGTCTAACGGACATCGCATATTCAATTCTGTCCCTGCCGCTCGTATCGCTTCAACCGCAAGCTTGCCGTAGGTCTCCGCTTTATCCGGCGCTACCTCCGCTTGGAACTCGTCGTGTATGTTCGCAACAAATGCGTATTCCCTGCCGTGTTGCCAACCGAGGTTCGTCAGTTTGGTGTGTAACAGGATCAACGCTTGCTTCATCACCACGGCTCCGGCGCTTTGTAACAGCGTGTTTAA